TAGCTACCGATCGCTCGCCGCTGACGCTCTAACGTCAGCAGATGCTCCGGCCCTGGTTGCGGCACCATCCACTCACCCCAGGCCATAGGGAACCTAGAGGTACCCCCTAGGTTTCCGTTGATGGTGGATCGGCCGCGTGTGGAGCTGATCCAAACCATCAGCGGCCCGATCTGGCGGGTGTGCGGGTTGGGTTACTGCACAGAGCACCGGCAGCGCTGGCAGGCAGAGGTGCTGTTTGAGTGCCTGCTGGTGGCTAAGGGTTTGGCATCAGCTCATGAGCAGACGGCGCACGGTGGATCGGGAGATGGATAGGTGGTCAGCGATGCGCTGTTGCGTCCAGCCCTGATGGCGTAGACGGCACACCCGTTGCTGGCGGGACTCCGACGCCCAGAGCAGCAGGATCAAGGGGAACAACAGCAGCACCGCCACCCACGCGAGGGTGGTTGTCATGGCGGTGATGAAAAACAGTGCCGGTTACCGGCATCGCAACCGTAGCACGTTGGCTAGCGCTACGCAGCCTCTGGGTCGTCACCCCGTTCCCGTCCCAGCCACTCCCTGGCATACCGCTCGCTGTAACTGATCAGCGTGATGTCATTGGCCATGGCGATCCAGATCACGGCACCGCTGTCGCGTTCCACGCGGCACAGCCCTGGGGCCACTTGAACCGTGCCTGGCTTCATGGGTTGGCAATGATGGCCCAACCAGTGCCGGAACCTTCCACCATCCAGCGCGGCCCCCAGTTCTTGCGGCTGTAGGCCAGACCAGCGCCGCGGTTGCCGGCATACGTGCCTTCGGCCACCAGCATCTCGCCCCACGGGTCATGGACAATCACTGCGGTTGGCGTCGTGCCGATCACAATCAGCCAGTGGCCGCCACCAGATGGCGCTGAGCTGGGGCCATGGTGCAAGAATCCGCAGGGCACCGGCACCCCTCTGGCAATCTGCTGCTCCAGATCGCCCCAGCTGCAGTTCTGACGGAACTTGGCCTGGATGCCATAGCTCTGCAGGGCCTTGAGCTGGGCCTGCGCATCGGTGCTGTCGCCGTACTGCATGACGCGCTTAAGGTACGCATCATCACCATTGGCACCCTGCAGGGCACCGGGCCGCAGTGTGGCCACGAGCATGGCGCAGCTGCTGGAAAAACACATGCGGCTGGCTTGACCGGCCACCTGTGAATCACGCTGCGAGAAGTACGGCACTTTCAGGGGGCCGCCGATGCCGACCTGCTGCGCCGGTGGTTTGGCCGCATTGCAGAACAGGTCCACCTCTGCTTGCCGGCGACGCTCTAGGCCAGGCAGCACCGCTTCGCCTGCGTGCACCCAACGCGGCAGCTCTTCTCGCACCACCTTGCAGGGATCTTCTTTGGCCAGCAGGCGTTTGCGCAACGTTGAGTCTTCCACCGCGCTGAGGCCAAGGTTGTAGGCAAACGAGACCAGTGCTGCCACCTGCTCCGGCTGCCAGTGCCGCGCCATTGGCAGCAGCTGCAGCAGGCCGGGGCCGAACAGGTGCTCGACGTCATTGGCCAGCAGCTCGTCAGCCATGGCCTGGCTGATTTTGTCGCCTTTGCGCACCGGCGAGTCCAGGTAGCGCGTGGTGCCGTAGCCGATGGTCCACACCCCAGCAGGGCAGAGGTAGGCCTCTAGCCGGCAGCCTTCAAACGCTTTGATGATCTTGAGTGCTGGTGCCAGCCAATACGGCGGCAACGGTGGCGTCAGCGCTGGATCGGCGCGGTACAGCTCCGCAAACTCCGACACCTGCTCCGGGGTGAGCTGCTCTTGCAGCCAGTTCCAAGCTGCGGTCTGGTGGCTGAGCTGCTTGAAGTGCCTGGCAGCATCGGCCAGCTTGATCGAGGTCAAAGGCGTGCCTCCAGCTTGGCCAGGCGTTGCTCAACGTCGTTTAGGCGAGTGAACGTCTCGCGACGGTCTGCCTTTAGATCGACATGCAGCTCATCCAACCGGGCTGCAACAGTGTTGACCGCTTCAGTCAGGCGGATCACAGCCTCACGGCCTTCCGTGTTGCGACGACTAAACCCGGTGGCTCCCATGGCCACAACACTGAGGGAAGCGCCAACGATGGCGGCCCAGATCTCAATCACCGGCGGCGGCCCTTGCGTTGGGTGTTGGAGGCATCAGCGATGCCTTGCAGTACGGCCAGAGCAAGCTGCACCCATCCGTTGGCTTTGATGCCAGGGACAAGGCTGAGCATCTCGCTACCGGCCAGGAGAGCGATGGCGATACCCGTGAGTTCTTCTGGGGTCATCGGGTGCAGGTGTCTGGACTAAGTTGCCCCTGCTACTGGTGCCGCAAGGCCAAGTCTTCAATACGCGGTCGGGTTATTCAAGGCTGCCGCTGTTGGCTTGAACAACGGCAACCACCGTAGTCATTGCGACTAGTAAGTTTCCCTAGATGTCAGGGAACGGCGCGGTAGTAGTGCGTTGAACTACTGGGCCTCCAGCTCGTCGGCGATGGCGAGGAGTTCATACTCGTTGATGATGGGGTCACCACTTCCATCGCCATAACCCAGTTGATCCGCAGCAGCTCGCAGGGCGGCGGCGATCTGGCGACTTCGTGTCGTTGGATGGTCGCCCAGAACAATCGGGCAGGTCCACGCTGCGTTGAAAACCGCTTGCGCTGCTGGCGACAGGTCATCCATCACTCAGCCTCCTGCTGCGGCACCGGCAGCGCGTGGTGGGGTAGCCAGTCGTGATAAGCACGAAACTCCGATGCTGGACGCAAATCCCAGCACGCTTCAGTTCTTGAGTAAAGCCAGCACCATCCATGTGCATCACAATCCTCCGGCCCCGGCAGACGTTCAGCGATGGGCACCGGCTCGATGGCGGGGCGACCCCAGCGGGCGAGGAACTTGCGGATGAGTTCCCTGTACTCCTGCGGGTTTTGCTCGCACTGCCAGAACAGTCGATCAATCTGGCGGTTAGTGGGGCGCACAAGCTCAACATCACCAATCAGGGCCATGCTGGGCGCCGCGTCTGGTTGATCCTGTTTGTAGAACGCCACCACGGTGTCTGGATCGTCGTCGGCGTAGACATCTTCAGCAGCAATGCCTATGCCCTGCCAACCAGAGAGTAATGATGTGTTCAGGCGCAGCAGATCGCCTTTGCGACAGAAGAAGCTCATCGGTCATCAGGTGTAGAGGTTTTGTCGCGCTCGGCATCCCAAGGCGCAGGCGTGGACAGGACTTTGGCGACTCTGGGGCAATATCGGCCAGGGCGCTGGATGCGCTGGAGCAGGCGGTCGAAGGCAGTGGCGGTGAGGATCTGGTCAGTCATACATCTTGCAGATAAAGGCTCCATCCTTGGCAAACCCGCGAACGGATGCACCACTGAGTGCGGCAGTGCCGTGCTCGCAAAGCGGTAGTAGATGACTGGCGATTTCAGCTAGTTGGTAGGTGTTAACCCCGAAGCGATCAATGCACTCGTCTTCAAGGGCACGCGTTGCGTCATCAGTTTCGGGCTCAGGCTTGCCGAGCATTGCGGCAGCCAGCTCAATGGCCTCAAAGTCTTCAACGGTTGGTTTCATGTGAGTAGTTGCAAGTTGTCAGCATTGCCCGTACAGCCAAGGTTTGGCGTCTGATGACAGAACCACTGACGTGACAGGGTGAGCTGTTCATCCTTTGACGCCAGCTTAAGCGCTTCGCTGTATTCAGCGTAGAAACCGCAGTCCACCGCGCAGTCATCGCAAGGCTTGGCTCGGAATGGTCTTGGCGAGATTGGTTCTCGGCTCTTGATTGCCGCTAGAAGTTCGGTGAGATCAGTCATAGAACCTCACGCAGCCGAACGTCTGAGCTGCCCTCGTGGTAAACGCAGCAATCAAGATCCCAGCCAAGGAAGTTGGATGTAGCTTCGCTGATCACGATGCTGGGTTCCTCCGTATCAACGATGTCGCTCACAAGGTCCTCTGCTTCGATTTCATCTTCAGCCCAGGCATATGCCGTGTAGGTGATTTCGACGGCGAAGAGTTTCTTTGTCATGGTTGGGGTGGTGGGGTCAGTCATTTTCTCGGTGAGTCGCAAGGAGGTAAAGAAAGATCATGGCGGCGCCAAGGGATAGCAAGAAAGTCATTCGGGCAGGGCCTCCAGGGCGCGGCGGATGGTTGTGATTTCTTCAAGGGCAAACTGAATGCGCCCAGGACGATCGACGATGTTTTCGTCAATAATCCGCAGGGCCTCAGCTTTTGAGATTGGTTTAGGGCGGCGGGCGGCGCGTAGCAGCTCAATCAATAGCTCGGGATGCTCTAGTCCGGTGTAGACAGAGACCCAGTCGACACATGCCTCCAGCTCCTGGTCGGCGCCAGCCTGGTAGGCGAGCCTGGCAACTGCGCCGGCGATGAAGTCAGTTGACTCTCTGGAGTGCAGTCGCTTGGCCTCAGCAAGCCACTCGGCAAACAGCTCCGGCGGTGGGGTGATGTCAGTCATCGAGTTGCTCCGGTTTGTAAGGGCCGGTGAGTTGGCCGTGTTCATCAGTGAAGCCAGCTTCAAAAAGAAATTGTCGAGCAGCTTCCTTGTCACCAGCAAGGGCGCGAGTTAACAGGCATGGGGCGGTTAGTTCTTCCGCCATGTCCTCCAGGGTCGAACATCGAACACCCTGAAGGGTGGTGTCATCGCTGTAGCTGTCCCAAGTAACAGCAAGGTGCAAAAGCACATTGGCGATACCTTCTCGAACGCTCTCGCCTTCTTCGAACTCTTCGATCAGGCGCTGGGCGCGGGAGGTGAGGTAGTCAGTCATGGATTGATTCCAGGGCGCGGCGGATGGTGTCGCGGTCACCCTCGTTGCCGAATGAATCAACTGCATCCAGAGCCTCCAGCGCCTGCTTCTTCAAGCTCGGCGGCTTGGGGCGGCGGGCGGCGCGGAGTTCTGCGCCAACAACAAAATGGCCTACACGATTAAGCCACTCACAGCACGCCTCCAGCTCCTGGTCGGCGCCCCATTGGGCGGCGCGGGTGGCGATCTGTTGCCGGCTTGCCTCAGAGAGGCCGCGCTGCTCCGTGAACCACTGCTGCACCAGCTCCGGCGGTGGGGCGATGGGGTGTTGTTGTGTCATAGGTGATTAGTGGTAATGACTATTGGTCTTCGTAAAGCGGTAATTCTTCTAGCTCATTCACGATGTCAAGCACGTCTTGGCGAATGTCAGGAGTGCCCTTGATGCGAACCGCCAAGGCTGTGAGGGCGGCGGCCAAGCAGGCTTCCTGCCAGTAATCAGGGGATGGGCCAGGTCGCCAGCACTCTTCGTGGCGCTCACGGAAGGCTGCCACAATTGCGCGGGTGGCGGGGGAGAGTGTCATTGTGCCCTCCTAGCTCGATGTATCCGGGCTAACCATTGACAAGTTCAGCATGCTCAATGCGGGACTTGGCGTGAATGGACGGCGTCTCCAGGTGATCCCACTGGACCAGGACGTAATTGATGGCGCGCCCAGCGGACTACAGGAGCCGTAGCCGTAGCCGTAGCCGGAGCCATCGCCGTCGCCATCGCCGTAGCCGTAGCCAGAGCCGTAGCCGATTGGCCTAAACATCAGCGAATACCCCACTGATCATCGAACTGACCTGTGGGGTTGGCTTCACGACGCAGCCAGTCAGCGGTTTCGCCTGGGTCAAGGTCGAGGCCCTTGTCGCCACGGCGCTCCACCTCGGCTGCGATGGCGAGGATCGCAGCACGGGCGGGACGATCGTTGATAATGCCAGCACAAGTGACCTGAGCTGCAATCGCGTCAGCCACCAGCCCTACCAATGATGACTCGGGGCAAGAACGGATACCCACTGCGGCCTCCAGTCCTTGGATCCGCTGCAGGTGTTGATCGCTCCAACGCTTCAGTTTGTCTACATCCTTGCCCCACTCCAACGTGGCGAGGCGCATGGTCTCGTACTTGCGCTCCAGCTCCTCGATCTGGGCTTGGAGCCTGGCCAGATCTGCTGCGGGGTCTCGGACCTCTGGGAACTGCAGGGTCCGGTATTCTTCGGTCATCAGTCCGTCCTCCAACGGATTGGTCACGGGGCAGGGTGTTTGCGCACCGCTGCCCTACCACAGTACCACAAGGCGTCAAGCCCTGCTAACGGCGCTGAGCGATGCGGCGATACTCTTCGAGGAAACCCTCGCCCATCAGCTCCACCAGTTGCTCACGGGTGACGTTCTCGATCAGGCGAAGGCATTCCCTAAAACGGCGTTCGTTTTCTTCTTCGGTTATATCGGTGTCAGCCATAGAAACCGGGGACTCTACGCAGCTTGAGCTTTGATAACCAGCTTGGCTCCGGTTGGGCGCTTAATGACTAGCTTCGCCCCAGTCGGCTTCTTGAGGATCAGCGTCATACGCCTTCACCACTAGAGTCGTTGACTACTGGGGCCACGTAGGGTGTGCCGTCAGCGTTGAACTGGGGAGGGATCGGGCCTTCGTAGTAGGGGCCAACCTTGAGGTCTTGGCAGGCTTTACGTGCAGCAGATTCTGCATACGTGGCGACCACCTCTTCGGGGGTCTTGGATTCGGCATAGCCGATAGCGATGATGCCGGGGACGAGGGTGTCGTCGAT